CAACAGATAACTTTGCACCGGTGATCGTTCTGGTTGCCTGGCATTGGGTGATAGAAAAGTCCAGCAAACCATTGTTGGGGTCTTCAACACCTTCAATAGCGCGGGCTTGAATTTGCACCAGAACACTATCACTCATGTTGTTGTCCATATTTTTACGACAATTACTGCCGAATGAACGGTTACGCTCTCGAGAGGATTTATACGTTGTAACCATGTTCAGAAATCGGCTACGAAGTTGAGCGATACCAGTAATGGTCTCACCTGTATTGGGGTCGATTCCGATCATAAATCACCTAGAGAATTGGATACTTCCCTGCAGATGAACCTGCAGTGATATTTGCTTGAGCGTTAGCCCGAATTTCTTCAACAATGGCTTCACAGCCACATTTTAGGAATACGTCCATAAAGGAATGAATCGTATCCAAATCCCAACCTTTAGCTATTAGCTTGTTCGACCAGCGAGTTTTCAATGATTCAGAATCCAAAGCCATAAAAATTCCTATTGACCTGACAATACGGTTTTAGAGCAATCAGGATGTTTTAATCCAGTAAAGGCACACTTATTAAACCCAGTGACCACACCTGCTAAATTTTGCTCGTTAAATTTTATAAGTTTCGACTTTAGGGTCATGGTTTCACTATCCATGTCCCACTCAAGAGTCATGCCGCCAGCCTTAGTGATGATTTTTTTAGGTATAGCTTCTGAGAAAGAAAACTTGTCGCTCTCAAATCCACACAGCGCAACATAACCGTCAGCACCCATTCCACAACTGGTATCAAGCAATAAAACGCTCTCTCCTACTGAAGGGCAACGGTAATGCATCATTTCACCACCACTACAAGTAAACCAACGAATAAAAGGTGTAGTTCGTTTTCCATGCTTCACTTTTATTTGCTTTGAATCATCACTAATTGAACTGACCACACCAAAGCGGATTGAGTTATCTAAGCGGCGTTTTAGCTCGGCATTTTCTTCAATCAGTTCGGTTATCTTTTCATCATACTCAGCCAAGGCTAATTTAATTCTCCGAGAGATAAGTACGTCAATTTCTTGCTGTGTCATCATTCAACGCCTTGTAACTGTCTGGATTATCAACATCATCATTAACTGAGAAAGAGATCCCTTCTCGTGCTTCTTGCTCATCATTAGCTGAGCCATAAATAACTCTTTGAATAAACGTCACAGCCCACGCTTCATAACCTTTATCGCCATCTTTAAAAAGTGATGGTTGGCGGTCGATATTGCTTGGTCTGTTTACCGTCTCTGGTGCAAGTCCCCAGTTCCATCTCGGGTAGCGTATTTTTTCAGGGTCATTGGTCGATGGAACGTCACAGATAACCTTGCTTCGCATTTCAAACGATAAGTCTGCTGCTTGACGTTCTGCTTGTTTTACTGATGCTGGGAATACACAGTGAACCCACACTTCTAAATCTTCGTACAACCTTCCATCGGGCATCCGGTTATCACCTGGAGCCTTGTAATACTCCAATAAGATGGTAGGTCTGTTGATGTCTATTCTTCCAAAATCGCCATAGTCATAAACGTCAAACTTATCGTTTTCAGCATTAAGCAAACTGTCAAAAGTTGCTGCCATGGCATCAAGGTAATCACTTGGTTTATGTACCAAGTTTGCTGAGCTCATAATTCAACTCCTGATCAAAAATAACCAAAAATCGTTCATTGGTTCGTGCTTCCAACTGTTCAATAACACTGATTGCTGGCTCTTCAATTTCAATACCTATTCTTTGAACAGGGAAACGGCCTGCAAGGTTTGAACTTCTGATGCTGTTAGGATTAGTGTGCTGCTTTGACGAACGATAAATCGTGTGATTTTCGCGGCGGTTTCTTCGCTCTCGTATCCAAACATAAGGTTTTGAACCATAGACAACGCGATAAAACGCGCCATCATATTGCCTACCACCAACACGAACACCTCGTTTGTTATTCCGAGGAACACCTGTAGCTTCAACTTCAATCGGTGCCAAACCAAAAAAAACCGTGGTTGATGAACCGTTCTGGTTTACAAATATTTTTATACGGTCTTTTAAGCGTTTGGTGTTCTTCACTCCAAGCGCAACCTTAAGCTCTCTAGCAGAATGCACCGACAGCCAACGAGCCGTTTTTCTTATCGCTCTGACCAATGCTTTATCGACAGAAACTTCTAAACCGGCTAAATCTTTTTTAGCTTGAAAAGCCGCGTCTGAAAGGTGAATTTTAAAAGGCCTAGAAGCTGGTCCTTGACGGTAATCGACAGAATGAAGCTGCCCATTATTAAGCAGAGATAAACTGGCCATCGTATGCCCCACGCTGATCCGAGCTTGAAACTGACAACTGAAGAATTGAAGTACTATGGTCTGGATAAAACACATCGTAGACAACACGCTCACCTACTGGTGTGGCTACCCTTGCACCTTTGATTTTTTTATCTACTCGTTTGTTAAGAACAGTCAAAGCGCCCTCTTCAAAAATCATAGGTACACGCTGCTTATCGTTACTTTTTACTTTCAATTCAGTATCAAAAATCGCCATGAGTTCTAAACTTTCACTAGTGACCAATTCAAAAGTAAATTTAGATGCCATGGCACTCTCAATATGGCTATCTGCTTTTTCCATTGCGCGATCAAATATCGAATCAAGATTCATAAATCACCTATAAAAAAAGGCACATTAAAGTGCCTTTTTATTGTTTGTGACCGCTTATTTCGACAATAAAGCGGCAACACCTTCATCAACTGCCGATAATGCTGCAGCTTCTTCAACAAAAGCTTTTTCACCTTTGATGATTTTTAATGGCTTACCATGAGATTTGACGATGATCGTGTACTTGGCTTTGATTTCAAGATCACCATTTTCATCAGAATTCACTTCGACACCTTTATCTTCAATGGTGGCATTCTCAGGAATATCTTTGATATCCACTGACGTTATTTCGGAACCTGATGGTGTAGCTTCGCTTTGATTAGATGTTGGTCCTGATTCATCCAGAGAAGAATTATCTTTATCTGTAGAACCTAAATCCGGCTCATCATCTTCATCAAATGAATCTTGAGGATCAGACTGGTCAGTTTCAATGTCTAAATCATCGGAAGCATCATTGTCTTCTTCTGGAAGTTTTGCTTCGAGTTCATCAATGATTTTTTGAAGCTCAGCGATGGTCGTGTTGCTATTGTATGGCTTCTCTGTAATACCTAACTCTTCACAGAGACCGTCAATGTGTTTTTGTAACGGCGTTTTCTGAGACATAACGTGTCCTTCAGTTTGTATAATTAAATGGGGCCGTGGCCCCATTTAATTAGTTAGACTTCTTGATCGACTTGAATAACAACAAAGCGATTGGTATCAACCATGTACATGGCTGGAGCAGATTCAGCTTTTGTATAGCGAACGGCTGGATCATTACCTTCAATCCAATCTCGAACAAAGAGTTCAGCTTCATCAATGCCTTCATTCTGCGCATTCAAGTCTTGAATTGCACCGTAAAGAGCAACACCACGAGCTTGCGTATGACCAAGAATAACCGTGTTATCTGGCATCACTTTCTTCACAACACCATCACGGTCTGTGTACTCTTCAGAGACAACCACCACGTAGACATCACCAATCACACCTTTGTAACTCACGGCTGCGCCAAGGTCTTTACACATGGTTTCTAATTCTGAGTTAGAGCCACGGCGAGAATCTAAAGCATCTTTCACCGCTTTGAATGATTTGAATAAAGCCCAAGCCTTTGTATCCATTACAGCAATGTCAATAATGCCATCTGAAGCTTTAGCCCATTCTTCAAAATCATCAGTAGGATCATGAATTGCTTGATCTAAATTACCCCAACGAGCTGCGCCAGAGAGAACAATCGTGTTTTCGGCATCACGAAGTGAGTCAATTTCGTATGGTTTTTCAATGTTTTCACCGTCGATAATGGTCTTACCTGTAAGTACCATTTCTGAACACATCAACTCAACACGGTCTGAAATAGCAGTGAGCTCCATCTCCATATTTTGCATGACCAGAGCAGCTTGTCGTTCTGATGGGCTTTTGGGCTCAGCATACGTTTCACCAGCAAGGCGTTTAACAGTCATGTTTGAGTTAACAGCATGCTTAGATTTAACGTAAGCAGGCATAAATGACGATGTAGCAAAACCTTGTGCGCGGTCAACGACTGCACCAATCATAGGTGAGCAGTAAGCCGCAATCTTGGTTTTGTTCGGTACATGGTCCAAGTCAACTTTTTGAGTATTAAACGTATACGTTTCTTTAAACCACATGCGTTTGAAAAAGCTGTCTCGACGAATACCTTTTTCTTTAATGGCCAACAATAATTGTCGGGTAGTGAATAAGTCCATAATGTCTCTCTAATTTTTCGGTGTAAAAGAAAACGACGAGCTTATCGCTCGTCGTCTACACTAATTGGGCTACCAATAAAGGCCGAACGCTTGACGGCCTCTGTTAAACCATCTGGCCACTGAACAAAACTAATGCGGAAACATCCCGTTTTGTAATATGGAACTAGGGTGTCTGTTGCTAAGGCTTCCACCGCTTTCGCTGACATAGCGACCGCTAAACCAGGTGTGCCATCCCATTTAACAAGAACGCTAGTATCTTCACCGCCGCCAGCATCTTGTTGCAACATCAGAGGAGTAAGTCGTTCGAAAGTTTGACCAGCAGCTACCACTGCTCGACCTGTTTTTAATGGCTCATCACCAGCCAGAAAATCATCTGGCGTATATTGCAAAACTTCAGTCATAATTAACCTTCTTAGCTATTAACTAACAAAGAAACAGCAGCTGCATCTTTATCGTTTGTGTCATCACCAACATTTGAACCTAAAGGATCTCCATGCTCTTGACCTAATGCTGCAAGAGCTTGGTCATCTCGCTGAGCAGCTGCTGTAGGTGCTGCGCCCAACAATTCTTTTGCCATTTCCACATCAATTGCTGGATTGTTAGCAAGCTTAGTAGCTAATGCTTCACGACCAGTTGCTTCTGGTAAGCCAATAATGCCTAAGACACGATTACGCTCTACATCTGCAGCTGAAGCTTCAGGCTGTTGTGAACTTGCTTGTGGCTCTTGAGCTGTTTGAGAACCTTCCGGCAATGTTTGTTCTGGTTGCTCAGTAGCTTCTGCTTTGAGCGGAGTTGTTTCTTTTGTCATGGATGCTCCCATATCAACAATTGTGTTTTTTTGAGCATCAAGGTGCTCAAGCATTACGGTCACAGCATCTGAGCCATTGACCACTTCATTAGCAAAACCAACATCAACGGCGGCTTGCCCCTCAAAACATTCAGCTTCAGTTGCCAAAACATCATCAACACTTTTACCCATGTAATTAGCAGCTTTGGTGGCAAACATTGTGCGAACTTTCTCTAACTGAGTTTCCCACTTAGCCTGAACGTCCTTCGGCAAAGCATCATATGGATTACCGTCTGCTTTATGTTTACCAGCCTTAATCAGGGTAATTTCGACGCCTTGGTTCTCGAGCAGTTTCTTAATGTTCGTATGGGCCATAATGACTCCAACAGAACCGGCTACGCCTGTTTGGGTAATTAGCCGGTGCGAACATGAAGACGCAAGCATCTGGGCTGCAGAACAGTGCATGTCATATCCTAAAGACCAGATAGGTTTGATTTCACGCAAACGAGCTATCATGTCTGCTAAGTCAAAACAGCCACTGACCATTCCTCCTGGTGAATCGATATCAAGTAATACACCTCGAACACCATCATCACTCATCGCCTCATTAAGCTTCCGCAAAATACCATCGTAACCAGTCATCCCTGAGTACGGATGCAAAGCTCCGAGTTTGTGAACTAATGAGCCATCGACGGGTATAATCGCGATACCATCAACAACCTGAAAGTTTCGAGAGGTAGGTCTGTCCTTGGTAAAACTGGAAGCTTCAATCTGCATAGCTTTGGCATCAAGGACAGTGCCGTCCAAATCAATCAGTTTGTCGACACCACCTATTCTTCCCGCTAGACCAGAAAAGAACACCCGAGCATAGGATGCGTCGACGGCGAGTGGCGTATTAAACGCCTTGGTTAATAAATGTTGATAACTACGCATCTGGTTTTCCATCTTGGCTATCTGGTGCTAATGCTTGCAATGCCATCCAACTTGGTGGCGGCAAGCCTTTACTTCTTCGTTCTTCCATTTCTCGAACCTGCTGTTCAAATGTCTCTTGGTAATCCTCACCAAGAATGGCCATCTCTCGCTCATAAGTTGAAAGACCAGATTCAATACGAAGTACTGACTCTTTAACTTCTTTCAATCCATCAATAGCCAAACGACCAGAACCAATCCAATCAGATTTCGTCCAGGCAGAACGGCGCTCATAGAATGAGTAACGCGCTTTGGATGGCAGCTTGATGTATTTACGAATGATCATCTCTTCAAATAACAAACCAAAAATCTGGCTAGCTAATCGGTTAGCGATAATCTTGCGGCGGCCCATGAAGTAACGCCATGAATCGTTATGAGCAGCACGGATAGTGCTGTATGACATTTGCTTGTAGTTCTTGGACAATTGAGCGTAATCAAGTCCTAAACCTGCAGCTATATAACGAATAATAGAAGCTTCAAGTTCAGCAAACCCATTATCTGCATTACCTGCAGAATGGATATTAAACTTATCACCAGGAAATAAATGAGGAGCTTTTACGCCATTGAACTTAATGTTTTGGCCAGCATAGTAATCGCCCATGTCCAGAAGCATTTGTTCAACTTTTCCGTTTTGACTTGTTCCGTACAAAAACTCCATAGCTTCAGATGAACCAAGATCAGACTCGATACTAACGGCATACATTGCATTAACGATGGCTCTTTGCAGAGTAGTGTTCTGCAATGTATCAAGCATTTTTAACTGTTCAAGACTGGACGCAAAACGGTTAACTCCGCGAGTTTGTCCACCTTCTGTTGGTTCAAAAATATGAATGAAACCTAAACGACCATTGGATAATCGTTTCGGAATCTGGCGCCATTTCTTACCAAAACCAAAACTATTACCACCTTCAGCTACGTGGTAGAACTGAGCTGCACCATTCCGGTTTAAATCTATACCTGCTCTTCGCTGTTCAGTATCCATACCATTGTTTGGGTTACAAACTCGACGAGGAGGAACTAAACGAATAGCTGTTGAAAACGGAGAATGTGAACGACTAATCCATTCTGGTTTAGCCATGATGTCACCAGTATGTGCGTGAGTTTCTATTGACTCTCGCATGATCATGGTGAAGGTGCGTTTTTCTTCCGCATCAATGTAACAATTTGGGTCTTCTGCTATATCTCTAAAAATAGCCTCGACTTCACGAACAAAGCCTTGGTCCATTTTGATACCAAGTAACTGCCAGTTAGGTTTATAGCTGAGACGATATTCAGACCCGATGATGTGGTCTTTGTGCAACTGCATACCATTGGCAGCAATGCCGTTATTACGAACAACATCATCAGTCCTAGCATTAAGTTTCTTAAAAACAGGAAGCAAGGCTTCATCAACGGATTTAGATGGAACGTTCCACTCTCGCATCTGACCGCCAAAGCCGTTACCACCGCTACGAAAAACCGACTCGCGTAATGGTGTGACGCCATCGGATGCAAGAAGAACGCTCTTATTCATTAGAATCGAACTCCTGCAGGTGGCAATCGTCTACTGGTTCTAAGTCCCAGTTGAGATTTTAAATCTTCGATGTAATTACGAAGTTTATCGATATTGGCTCGGTTGTACTCAACCTGACGACCATCCTTATGAATGGAAACAGCCATGGTTCCCGTCATTAAAGAGTGATACGCAGATTCAGCTTCATTTAACATTTCTTGTAATGTCATATGTCTGCCTATTTCATTCGCTCAGCCAGTTCTTTCATGCTGAGCTTATTAGTTGCCTTAGGTTTATCCGGTTCATTCAGTTCAAGCCCAAATTTTTCAACCAGAATTCGCAAAGCTGCATGGGCATAGTTCCAGCCATCTAATGCTTCATCAAATGGGTGATACTGCTTAATCCAACGCCAAACTCGACGACCATTTCGAATTTCCTGTTTTTTCGTTGCAGAACACAACTGCTTAAAAAATTCATCGTTAGCGATACGTTCATCTAATGGAAAGTGGACACAACCAGGAACAGCTTCAGAGCCATTTGGATTTATACCCAAACGGCTATAAAGCAAAGCTTTTGAGTTATCTGTACCTACCGTGGTTAAATACACTTTTTTAGCATTTTTCTTGCGAGGGAATGACTGAATAGGTTTTCCGTATTTATTGGCACCTTGGATTGGAATAATCCAGAGAATTCCTAGACGACGACTCATTTCATAAACGTCATCCGTTTTATGTCCCATAGCATCCCAACAACCGAGGCTAAGTGACATGATTTCGCCGTTTTGTTTCACATACTGCTTACGAATTTTTCCTTCACAAGCTTGCTTTGTGACCTCGTTTGATAAATCGCCGAGCACGACAATATGGTCAACTAACCAGCATTCTTCACCTGCACCCCAAGCCCAAACGAAGATTTCAACACGGTCATCCTGCGTATCTATACCTGCGGTTAAAACAATAGCTCTATCTGGAACTGGTTTAGATTCTCTGTCATTCGACCACCAAATTTCACGACGCCCTTTCAGGTGCTCCCAATCAAGCTTGTCTCGATACTCACCTTCCCAAAGCTCACCGAGAATAAGGTTGATAAACGTTTTTAACTTTGATGGGTCATTCTTTTTGGTCAGGAACTCACGAACAAGACCTATCCAACCATCAGTCATTTTTGTGTTGTATGCAGCCCAACAATGAATGCCAACACTGACCGGAGTTGGTGCTTTATTACCATCAATATCGAAAAAACTCAGACCATCTTTTGTCCAAGTGAAATCCTCAGCCATCCAACGTCCTGCTTTTTGCATTCCAGTTAGATGTTTGTAGAAAATTTTGTCATCGCATTGTTCACATGCGTAGTAAGCTGTTTTGGCCTTTCTTTCGATACTGGTTTCTGTATTGTCCCACTTGAAACCATGTTTACTTTCAGGAGAACCCCACTGTAAAACCTGTTCATGGCCACAATGTGGACAAGGTAAATAAAAGCGAAATGTTAAACTCATTTCAGCCATTATTTTTTCGATATGAGATTCACCGGCATTCGTTGGTGTAGTTCCCCAACGTTCCATTGGGAAAGCAGCACCTTCCAAACGGGTTCGCGCTAGTGATATTGGGTCACCTTCTTTTCCCAGCTCCCAATCCCAACCATCTACTTCATCACCAAAGAGCGCGGCCTTGGTTATCCGCCTCATATTTTTAGGCGTGGCGGCTCCCAAAATATCGAGTATCCAACCAAGACCGACTTTTTTCTTAGTTGTATTATTCTGATCACGAGCAAACAAATACGGGAAGATTCGCCTCATGATTGGCATTTCTTCCCAGGCTCCATCTATTTCATCAATAGTGAAGTTTTTCGCATCATCATCGGTTGGCTGATAAACAACTGTGTTTGTTTTGTATTGATGCAGCAAACAAGAAACTGCTGCCACCAACATTTTTGACCAGCCAATACGTGCCGACTTTTGGAAAGCCAATCGACGTATTGAACGGTTGCACATCATGTTTAAAATTGCGACTTGGAAAATAAGTGTCGTCCAAGCCCCCTCTTCTTGGGAGGAACCTGAAGCCAGACGGTAATGCTCATTCGCCCAATCCGTACCACTAACTGGTGGAGTCTTCCTCAACCCCATTAATCCACGATGGATAGCTTTCTTCATTGCTATCAAGGTATTCTGAGAGGTCAGGTTGAACATCGGCACACTCATTAGCTGCTGCTGCAAGCTCTACTTCTAATACTTCAATGGCTTCTGGCGGCATTTCTGGCCAAGCACTTTTAAGCTTTGGTATCAAGCCATCAATCCTGGTGTTAATTCTTGAGGCCACCTGCTGAAGCGCATCAACTATCATCTCAATAGGCCCATACGTTTTCTCAAAAAGAACCCGCTTTGCTTTTTTCATTGCTATGTTTTCGCGTTTTTCTTCAAGCTTCAGCTTTCGTTCTTCGACCGAAAACTTTTCTTCGTCGTCATCTTGGTCGGTTTCCGGTTCTGATGTGACTACTTTCGTTTGAGATTTATAAGCAATATAAGCGTGATTACACGCTAAAGGATTCATGCCATCTCTGCCTTTGGCAACTGGCAGAATCCCTTGACCTATAAGGTTTCGGACTTGCCGTTCACTGATGCCAAGGAGCTTTGATATGTCCGACTGAGTGAACTTCTTGTCGGGATAAAATAGATCGCTCATTCATGGTAAAAAACCGGAAACCGGAAACCCCCAAAATCAAAAAAAATTTTTAA